GGAAAAAGATATTGCAAAGATGCGAAGATAAACAATTTAGGGGCACGTTCGTCTTAACTCCTTATATCAAAATGGACCTCTGCCCCGCTTAATTAATATGGCACTTAAAAAGATAAATAAAAAACGTATCGCGATGAGAAAGGATCGGGTTTCACTCGATGCTAAAATGATGGGTCCAGAACCTATCTTTACTGAAGACCAAAAAGAAGATTGTTTAAAAGAACAAGAAGACGGAAAGGTCGGATCACTTTGGTCTAAGGCTTCTGGTTGGTATAATTATTTTTATGATAATAAAGATTATATTCCATTTGCAATGGATTATTTAAAAGAAGTAGAAGGTTGGAACGACGATAAGATTAAAGTCTTTTGCAGATTACCTGATTGGAAAATTAGAAGAATCGGAAACATCGCAGTAGTTTGGTCTAGAGGTTATGTTTATTCCCCAACAGTAATACAAAAATACCATGAGATTGCAAACGAACTATTTGAGATTGCTTCTAAGTTAGAAGAGAAAAGAGTAGAAGCTATAAAAGAAAAACCTAAATTACCCAGCATACAAGAAAGAACAAAAACAAAAGTACAAGAAACAATTTATACTTCTTGGGATGATGAAGTAATAGAAGAATGGCTAGATGGTAATTTTAAAGTTAAATTTGATTGTTTTTCTTTATTTAAAAACTATGGATTAAAAGGTAATGCTATTACTATTTTTAGAGATATGCTTCATGATGATTATCTAGTACTAAAAGATGCTTATGAAAATAAGTGCGATCAAGCAAAAGAAGCTTATTCACATATTAAGAAAGGTGATAAGAAGAAAATGCTGAACGTATACGACAATGTTTTTTCTGACCTAGATAAACTTAAAGATAGCTTTAAAGCGACGCGTAAGGCGCGTGTACGTGCTCCTAGGACTAATGAACAACAAGTATCTAAGTTAAATTATATGAAAGAATCTATAGAATCTAAACTAACATCTATTGATCCTATATTAATACCAGGCAGAACTAAGCTATGGATGTACAATACTAAACAAGGTAAACTAACAGAATTCTTTACAGATACAGGATCTGGATTCGAGATATCTGGTTCTACAATTAAGAACTTTGATCCTAAATTAAGTAAAGTAACTAAGTTAAGAAAGCCAGATGAAATACTTCCACAGATTCTAAACAAATCAGAATTCCAAATAAAGAAAATATGGAAAGGATTAACAACAAAGATTTATCAACCAACAGGACGTATAAATAAGGACTGTGTTTTAATGAGAGTAATATAAATGGATATATTAAAAGAAAAGATTATGACTAAGAAAAGATTTTCTACAGCGGTAGAAGAATTAGTTGTTAATCAAAATATGAGTTACATTGATGCGATGACTTATATAATACAACAAAGGGGAATGGATTATGGTAATATTAAAAAATTATTATCAGATTCATTAAAAGAAAAACTAGAAGCAGAAGCTTCTGGGTTAAATTTAATTCGCGGAGGTAAAGGAAACAAATTACCTCTGTAATCATATAAGGAGATATGACAGACTTTATATTGTACACAACACTATTTTTATGTATTCTTGCAATGATAGGCGAGAATTCTAATCCCCGCGGAATGAATATATTTTGGTATAAAGTTAAAGTAAAACTAAGAGAATATTGGAAAGCCCTGAAAGAATACGATTCAGGAAATAATAATGGTAATGGCAAATTTTAAAAGGAGAAGATATGGCACAACCAATGCAACAGCAAACGCCGAGATACACGGAAGAAGAGTTGAAAAAAATGATTGAGCAACAGCAAGACCCTAGGCATAATCAAGAATAAGTGGATCCGTTTGAATCTTATAAATTATACAATGCACTCAAATTACATTTTGAGCAAGATTCATACGATGCAATTAAATATAATTTTAAATCTAATATAAAACCCCAATCATTCTTTGCAAGAAAAGATAAGTTCTTCTTTGCAAAGTTAGCTAAAAATTATGGTGATAACTTATTAGATTATTATGTTGCTAATTTTAAAAATGGGGTTTCTTATGTCGGTGATATGATTAATGAAGAAGGTGAATCTAATTATACACGACATAAAAAGGTTATGGAATCACTAACACGTGAGTTTCAAAAAGATATAAATAAATTAGTAGATATGGATATAGAGTTTGATAAACTTTTTGTAGTTGAACAAACCCATCCTATCATAATCAAATTACTGATGAGAGAAGAGATACATTTAGAAACTGTAATTATTCTCGATTCAATAATAGGGTTTATGGAACGTGAATCTAAAAAGATAACTGAGACAATTATTTGGCCAGATATCTCGAGGAAGATCAGGAAATATAGCCCGTTCGTTAAATTCGATCATGTTAAATGTTTAAACATTGTCAAGAAAGGGTTTACAAATACCGCATAATGTGGTATAATATACAGTATTATATTATGAGTAAAGTGGATAATTCAGACAATACGAGATACGGAGGAAAATATAAATGTCATTTCAAAATCTGAAGAGCTCGCGAGGCTCGTCTATCGACAAACTCGTTAAAGCTGCGGAAGCAGTATCAACCCCAAAAACGGAAACAACTTCTTATGAAGATAACCGTATTTGGAAACCAACCAGAGACAAAGCAGGAAACGGTTACGCGGTAATCAGATTCTTACCTGCCAAAGAAGGTGAAGATCTTCCTTGGGTAAGATACTGGGACCACGGATTCAAAGGTCCTAATGGTCAATGGTACATTGAAAACTCATTAACATCTATTGGACAACCCGATCCAGTTTCAGAATCAAATACGATTCTTTGGAATTCAGGTCGTGATGAAGATAAAGCGTTAGCGAGAGAAAGGAAAAGAAGACTACATTATGTTAGTAATGTTTTAGTTATATCTGATCCTGAAAACCCACAAAACGAAGGTAAAGTATTCTTATACAAATTTGGTAAAAGAATCTTTGATAAAATCATGGATGCTATGCAACCAAACTTTGCTGATGAACAACCAGTAAATCCATTTGATTTTTGGGAAGGCGCTGACTTTAAAATCAAAATTAGAAAAGTTGATGGTTGGGTTAACTATGATAAATCAGAGTTCTCACCAGTATCACAATTACATGGTGGTGATGAAGCAGCATTAGAAGAAACTTATAGTAAATTATATTCTTTATCAGAATTTAATGATCCTAAGTTTTATAAATCTTACGCTGAATTAAAAGCTAAATTAAATAAAGTACTTGGTATTAGTGCAGGTGCTGAAGCAGTAGAATCTATTATGGATTCAGCTCCAGCAGAAGCAGCTCCAGTTATGAGTACTGCAGATGCGGAATCTTTTGGTTCTACTGAAACAGAAGACGAAGATACTTTAAGTTATTTTAACAAATTAGCTTCAGCTGATTAATAACAAGAAACGAAAAAGGGGAGCAAAAAGCTCCCCTTTTTTTTGCGTTAACTTAAGCAGCAACTTTGCCAGTAATACCACGGTAAGTGACTACGTCACTTTTTTTCTTCGCGGATTTCTTAGCCTTGCTTTTTAGAGTTTTTGCGTCGTATTTAATACCTCTGTAGCAATACATAATACCCTCCAGTTTTCTTATCGATTTCGTACATACGGAACAAGCCGTACACCCTTCTCAAAGCGTTCCTTCGGTCGATTGTCGGTCTCGTTCAGCACTGGAATATATTGACCCAAAAGTGCTTACTAGCTTGCCTTTCTTTCGTTGCGAGAGAAAGAGGTTTTCCTATCTTCCTACTTCCGTCTTAGTGGTCAATACACTAAGATGAACGTACGTATATTGTGAATATACAGTATTATTTATACGTATTAATTATCTAGCTGTGACAGAAGATAATATATTAGATGCTCTTGTAAGTGGAGCTTGGATTGTTGTAACTGATGTTGAACTTGTAGTTTGATTACCTTGTCTAGTTACATTCGTGACTATCGCATTAGCTGCTTTTGGAACTGATTTTTCTATTTCATTATCAGCTGACATAGCTGCTATTTCATCAGCATTTATTGTAGGTCCTGGTTGTGCAGTACCTTCTAAATCCGGAGTTAGCTCTGCACCAGGTATAACTGAATCTTCTGCTTGTTGTTCTTTTAATTTTTCTTCTTCTGCAGCAACTTCTTTAGCTTTTAGTTCTGCTTTCTTTTTCTCAGCATTATCTGTAGCCATTTTTGGAATGGTTGGTAAATCTATTTCAAATCCAAATATACCAGCTATACCTTCTACCATTCCTAGAATAAAGTTAACTATACTTCCAACTGCGTTTACAACGTGTGCAAATGCGTCTTTTAAGTAAGAGACTCCCATCATAAGCATATCAAAGATAGATGTAAATCCCATTGCTTTTCTAAATGCTTCTAATCCAAGATAGATTCCTCCCAATATAGCTGCAATAATTGCAATTGGTGTTAAGATTGGGGAAAGAGCTGCTAATATTGGCGTCATTGCACTTATCATACCAGTAAACATACTAATCATTCCAGGTATAAATGAACCTAGCATGAAGACTCTAAATACTTTAACTGCTTTAACTACTCTTGAAACAATAGAGACAATTTTTGGTAATAAGGCTAAAAATACACCTGTCAATAACATCCAAGAATCTCCTAAACCACTAAATGCCATTTCAAAATCTAAAGTTATTATTCCTTCTATGAATTCTATAACTCCACTAACTTGGTCAATAATACTTTCTACAATTGCTTGGAATGCTTCAGGATTGATAAAGAGTAAAGCCAAACCAGCTAAACCAGCTAATACTCCCGCGGTCGCGAGGGCACCCGAGATAGCATCACCAATACCATCAGCTGTTTTTTCTG